TTTTACTATTGCTGAATCAGCAATATTTGGAAGTGTAAGTTCTACTTTTGCTGCTGTAGCACTAAACCTACCACCATCGTCTTGGAATTTAAGAAGATAACTTCCTGTTAAAGCTGGACAGATTACTTCAGATGAATTACCTGCAACAGCTTGGATAATATCTTGAGCAGTCTCGAAAGTTGCATTGCCTCCTGTCTGATTTGTATGCCTTACATATACTCTTCCTCCATGAACAACATCAACAGCAGTACTTTGATTAAATCTTAATCTTACAAATTGCTCGTTTATAGGTTCTACAGTTAAATTAGTGACGTTATCAGGAATACCTGTCTTACCTTCAGCAACAAATATTTTACTTGTAGAATTTGGAGATAATTCTAATACTGCATTATAAGAAGAAACTTGCACTTCATAAGTTCCTTTTTGTGTATCTAATATCTCAAAATCAGGAGAATAAGTTTCTGCGGAAATATAGTTACCATTTTCAAATTTATAACTAACTAAATATTTAGAAACACCTTGTACAGGCTGCCAACTAATAATTACTTTACTTCTAGCAATGTTATTTATTACAACTGTAGTTTCTTCAACCACTAAGTTTCCAGGTGGATCTTTTAGTTCAGTCAGAAGTGTAATATTTCTTGCAGGTAAAGCAGTACCATCTTCAATAAATGCATACTTACCTGGAACATATGACAATGCTGATATTTGATAAGTAACATCATCTTGTTCTTCTACTGTTATTACTCTAAATAATTGAGTTTCAAGACTTGTACTTGTTAATAAATAAATAGTATTGACGTTTGGAGTCTGAGAAAAAGCAGAACTTACATTAGCTTCATTTCCATTGGTATAGCTAGTAATTGTTCTTTGCTCTACTTTGCCATCAGGAAGAATTACACTTATTTTTGGATTATCACTAATGTCAGGAAGTGTTGTATCAACAACACCATCCATTGTAATTTTTGTTGTTGTTGCAGCAACAACACGACCACCTCGTCTAGCCCCTGCCCTCACAGGATCATTGATTTCTATAATAGATCCAGGTCTTACTATTGCACCTGAGTCTATAGAAGTTGTAAATGAAATTACCTCCGATTCCCTTTGTTCAGCAAAAAGTATACTGCGTCCAAGACGAGCTGCTTGATTACGACTTGTACAACCAAATGCCTTGATATTTTTTATAGATACTCCAAACTTAGTTATAGCTGTGCTATCTTCTACAACCTCATAATCGACTTCTTGCGAGTCCATGTTGAAGTAACTAACTTTAACTACAGAATGTCTTTGTTTTAAACTACTGCCTGTATAAGAAAACCCTGCGGATGCAATATTAGAAAGATTAAATAGATAGCTTGCATCTGTTGGTTTGTCTTGAGTAATTGTTATTGCACCTGCTGTCCATATAGGCATACATTTCATCACACTAGATAAATCGTTTATCACATCAAAAGCTTCACTTTCTTTTTGAATATTTACATTACAACTAAATCTTGCTTCTGTTGTACCTGCACCTGTACCATCATCTACTAACTCATTTGCATATTTACTAGCAGCTACAAAACTGAATAAATCTAAAGCACTATCTGTAATATGAGAACCTAAACCATACCTCGTGTTTGTGAGTAAATCGAGTAACACCATCGCAGGGCAGTTGGTATAAACAGCAGCACCCATTACACCATTAAAAATATATCCACTTGGATAAACTATTCTGCCAGTTGTATTATCAACAGTAGGAGTACCAGAACTAGAAGCACCTGCTCCTGGTATCCTTACTTTTATTCCTCTAATCCTATACATTCTCTGAGGTATAGAACTAAATTTTTGAGAATCAAGTCTTAAATGTGTATATGCACTATTTAAATAAGGAGATTTATTATCAATAATTTCTGAAAAACTAGTAAATTGAAAACTATCACGAGTGTTACTATCTGCTGCGTCTGCTGTAACTCTGACAACTCTAATATCAATTGGAAAAGCACCATTAACAGTAACTCTTAAATCTCTTTGATATGCATCGGCAGATCTTCCACTAACTGAATCTGTAATGATGTCGCTGTAACCACCTGAGTTATATTGAATTTGTATTTTATAATTAACAGTAGTTCCTAAAATATCACCACCATCGGTAACAACTTGAAGTTGAGGCCAAGTTAATGTTACTTTTATTGCATCAACATTAGTATTAGATATAGTTCTTGTTACAGGAGAAGATTGAGTGACAGTTACCCCAACAGAAGTAGGGGATTCACTTGTCTCAATACCAGGCACAAAGGCTTGATTAGATGTTCCAAATCTTGGAACGAAAGTAACGTCTTGATGATTAAAATCTGTTGTATCAGGGCTTGATGAATTTGCTGTTGATTTTAAAACAGGAGTTTTATTTAAAAATACATCTTTTAATGCAGCATTATTGTATGCAGTAGATGTTTTATCAGTAATTCCTTCTTTTGATGCTGTTGCAAAGCCCTCAATTTCTCCTTCTGATATTAAATCTTGAATAGTGGCAAATTGCCTACTGTGTAATGTGTCGGGAGTTCTAGTCGGAGGAGGAGGAGGAGGAGGAGGGCCACCACCTGCACCACGAATAATTTTTTTCTTATCTTCTGTCATGCCTGTACCTGCTCAGTATCTATAGCTGCTGAGATCACGACAGATCCTGTAAAAATTTCTCCGTAAACAATTGGAACAGGAGTTCCAGCTCGTGATGTATTTTGAGTTCCAGAAAAATTAAAAGATATTCGTGGATCTCCTTCATTAGAAAAATCAGGTTGTTCTGGTTGAGGAAAAAGCATTCCACTCACACCACCTAAAACCATTACAGCACCAACAGCAGATAATGCAGTACCAATTGTTGTTCCAATCCCTGTCCCAGCAGCAGCTCCAAAAGCACTAGTAGTTCCAAACAATCCAGCACCTGGGAAAAGAAACGATGCTCCTATTAATGCTGCTCCTAAAAATATTTTTCCTAAATTACCACCAGCTCCACTAATAACAGGGACAATATTTATATCTGAACTACCCATAGGATAATGCAATTCGCTTTCATCAATCTCATTATTTTGCAAAACTATTTTGTAGTATCTTTGAGCCATGTGTGCTTCAACAGTTGGAAAATTGCATATTAAAAATCTCATTGTCTCAGCCACAGTAGAGACTTTTGCCTCTAATGATTTGTGACCTATAAACTCTGCGAGTTCTCCATGAAAAATAACATTACGCATCATATCGATATCTTCCTCCTGTGCATTTTAGTAACCATTCAGAGTAAGGCTCTCTACAACTTAACCTATCTGTTAAATGATGTAAAACATTATCTCCTAAATATATAGCAACATGATTTAATCCAGGAGACATAATACTCATAAATAATAAATCTCCAATTTCTAATTTTTCTATTGCTGATAACATTCTAAATCCTGTATCTTTTGCACAAGATTCAAACATAGGATTTTTTAAAAAATCTTCGGGAGTCGTAGGTCTATTCCAATCTCTAAGTTCTATATTCTTTTCTTTCTTATACCAATCTCTTACTAAACTCCAACAATCAGTCACACCCCATACCCATTGCCTACCTAATAATGGAGGTTTATATCCGCATGGTTCTAAATAATCCCATTTTTCTGTCTTTGGGTTCACAATATGCCAAGGTAAATTACTATCCTCACAACTAATTCTATCTGCTTGACTAGGTGTAGGTGGAGTAATTGGATGGCTATGAATTACTGCCGTTATATCACCAATAGAATCTGCTTTTACATAATCTTCTGGATCAAGAATAAAACATTGATGTGATGTCATTGATAAATTCCTACATGGAAAATATCTTTCTTTACCTTTTATGTTTAACAAAAGACCAACAGATTCTTTTGGGTCTTCTTCTTTAGCATGAGTAAGTGCAGCTTCTTTCCAAATCATCTAAACGTACCAATTGAAGGAAATTCAGATCTTGTACATTGACGTTTAGGAACTCGAATTCCAGCAAGATCAAAAACTGCTGCAAGTTCCCAACTAACAACATCTCGTGTCTCTGTTGATTTTCTATCTATATAATAAATCTCCTGTGGAAACTCTGCTGTATTATCTGCTGTTGCATTTGTTCCATTTGCAAAATTTGCAGCATCAAGAAATTTAGCTAATGTTCTTATTCTTGTAACAGTAGCTCCTGTTAAATCATTTCCAGGGGTTGTCTCGTTAACAGTTAAAAGTAAAGCAGATATACTTGGTGCTGATGACAAATTAGATATTGATAAAGTAGGTCTTGGTAACTGACCACGTTGAAAAGCAAAACCTTCTGCCTTTACAGGAAAACGCAAATAACTATTCCCTGCCCAAACTATTTCTCCGTTTGCATTTAAATTAGATCCATTATGAAATCTATAAATAGTATTTGTGCCATGAATAGCAGTAGATAACTGCAATGAAAACAATTCAATAATTGCAGATGGGTTTATAGATTGTAAATCGCTAAAAACTGCTGCTGTTGCCATTTAACTAGGTTCAAAAACTTGTCTAAAAGTTGCATTTATTGTTGCTCGATTAGGGTATGGAATTCGTTTAGTCCAATTATCACAAACATATTTACCAATCACATCATTAGGAGGAGTAAAATCAAAACTTGCACTATCTAAAGCACGAGCATCAAGAAATGTCTCTATAGTATCGCTTTGTGTCTCT